CAGTTGGTATTTAGGAAAGTGGTGGAATAAAGCTAAAGATAAAGATGCGGAAATTAAAGGAGATGGTGGTCTATTAGAATTTTGGAAAAAGAAAAGAGAACAAAAAAACAATTCTGGTGGTGGTGGTGGAGCTGGTTAGATCAATGTGGAACTTAATACCAGATAGATTTAGAAGTTCTAATAAGTTTATGGATAAGCTTTTTGAACATTTAAAACTAAGAGAGGGATATAAACAAAGTGTTTATCTAGATGTAGTAGGTAAACAGACTTGTGGTATTGGACATTTATTATCAAAGGAAGAAAAAGAAAAGTATCCAGTAAAGTCTTTAGTACCAAAAAATGTTATAGATGAGTGGTTTGAGAAGGATGTAAAGACAGCATTAGATAGTGCTAGTAAGCAAATGAGATTACTAGAATTAGATGATGAAGATTTTAAGATAGCTTTAGTTTCTGTTAATTATCAACTTGGTACTAGTTGGCATCGTAAGTTTCCAGCTACTTGGCATTTATTAAAGTGTAAGTATTATGATGATGCTATAAAAGAATTATTATATAAGAATCCACCAGACGAAGAACCGTCTACGTGGAAGGAACAAACACCTGTAAGGGTAAAAGATTTTGTAGAAGCAATAGAGTTATTAAAGGAGAAAAAAAATGGCTAACAATAAGAATACAGTAGCACAATCAGATTCACTTAGAACTAACACTGACCCAATGCTAGAAGGTACAGGTCAGCCTGGTGAGTTATTTGGAACACCAGATGAACCTAGTCAAATGTTACTTGACGATATGCAAGAAGAAGAAACAGGAGTACCACAAGATCCTTCATTAAAAGGAACAGGTCAACCTGGTGAACTATATGGCGTACCAGAAAAAATTAGCAAACATGATAAAGCTAAAAGAGAAGCATCTAAAGCAATTGCTCCTAGCTTTGGTGGTTTATTTTGGTTAAATTCTATTAGTCCAGACTTAACAATTAAACCTTTTAGTCAAACTATAATTGCTAAAAAAATGAATGAGGAGGAATAATTATGGATCCAATTAGTATAGGTTTTGCAGTAGGAGGTGCTATCTTAGGTAAGATAGGTATGAATAAAAGAAGACGAGAAGAAAGAAGACGTAGAGCTAGAGAAAGAGTACATGCTATAAATGCACAAAAATCTTTAATTAGTAGTATTGGCGGTTTAAGACAGGATTATAAAGATAGAGCGGGCTTTGGAAGACAAGAGTTTAGTATAAGACAACAAGGAGCTATACAAGGTTATCAAGGTGAACGAAGTGCTATGGACTCTTTGGTGGGTAGTACTGGACTGTCTTATGGTGGTGGTGCACAAGAACAAAGTAATAGATTAGATTCTTCTTTCAAAACTCAATTATCTGGTCAAAGACTAGGAGCTGAACAACAAATGTCTTCATTAACACAAGGTTTTGAAAGTGATTTAAGAGGAGTACAAGTAGGATTATTAAATTTAGAACAAACAGCATCACAAAGAGGGTATTCAATACCAAGTATGGGTGCTAACTTTAATACAAGCCCATCTGGGTTAGGAGGAACAGTATAATGGCAAGTTACAGTGAAGCATTTTTAGATTCGTTATCACGTGCTACGTCTAGCGTATCAGGATTAATGAAACAAGTTAAGGAACCTAGCTTTGAAGAAAAGTTAGACATGGAAACATCGGCAGAAAAAGAGTTGTTGCAAGAGCAAGCTAGTGTTACAGCAGGCTTACAATCATTCTTATTGGGAGAAAAGCATGCAGACGATGTAACTCTAGCTACAATGGGACATGAGAATAATTACAATATGGAAGCGTTAAGAGCTATATCTAATTTGAATTTGCAAGCATTACGTGGTGAGCAATCAATGAGAGAAATTGAATATAAGACTGAACAAGATTTAGAAAGAGCAGGTTATGATTCTATGGTAGCTTTAGGACAAGTAAATTTTTTAGGAGAGAAATTTGATCCAAGTGAAAACCAAGGATTTAGTCTTGAAACAGCTAAAAGGTTCTTAACAAAAGATAGAGGACGTGCTGATACTTCAAAACTAGCATTTGAAACTCAATACAATTTATTAAATGTAGGATTAGCTGACGTATTACAGGTAAAAACAATGAATCCAGATGCACCTTCGGTAAATCAAGCTATTGATTTAATTAGTACTGGTATAGAAACAGCAGAAAGTCTTGCAACGTTTTCAGCACGTCAAAGTTTTGATGATGATGTAGACTATTATAATAGTAGACTGAATCAGTTATATCAATTAAGAGATACCTTAGAAAAATAATATATAATGTTAAACCCTTATATTACAAGACTAAACGAACGTTTAGCTTCTGGACGTTTAAATGAAGTTACATATGGTAATATTTTAAAAAACTATTACGATTCAAATGCACTTTTTCTAGATCAAGACTCTATAGGATTTTTAGAAACGAAACTTTCTGAACTTGGTATACCTATAGATAATTCAGATGCAACAGACGGTATTATTAAACAAGCAGTCTCTGGTCTTATTGAAGGCTTTACTACGTTTGGAATTGCTGACAAGCCTGATACTCCTATGGAAAAAATAGTAAATAATGTTACTCACTTATTAGGTTTAGCACCAGGTATTATGATGGGTGGAGCTAGAATGTTAACAAGTGCAACAGCTACTGTTGGTAAGGCACTAGTAAGCCGTGGTGCTGCAGAATCAAGTAAATCTTTAGTTAATCTGGGTAATAAATTAGTAGCAAAGTCGAATAGGTATGCATCTAGTAGTGATAGGTTGCAAAGATCTATAGGAAGACTAGCAGATACTACTCTATTAAAACCATTTCGTTCTAATCAGCCTGTTATGTTAGACCCTGTAGCTAATAGAGCTATATATGATTTAAAATCTATACCAGGGAAATTAGCAGAGATAGTACAAATGCAAGGTATTGCAGCACTTGGAAAAAATAAAGGTGTTGCTTTAAATGCTATAACTAGTGGATTATTATTAGGTCAATTTAGTAAAGAAGGAGTATCAAGAATACTACATGAAGCTGGTCACGTTGGATTACTAATGGCTTTTTCTCAACATCCATTAGCAGCTAGAAATGAAGGTGGTATGTCTTGGGAAGGTGTTAAAGATATGGCTATGGCTGGTATGCATGGGGGTATAGCTGGAGGTATCTTTGGTACTATAGGTCAATATGGAAACATATCTAAACTAATGACATCTACTAATCCTGCACTAGTAAAAGTAGGTGAGAATATTATAAGAAAAACAGCTAGTACTTTAGCTACTAAAAATACAGCAGAAGCTACTGAGTTTATAAATACTATGGTAAGAGGGACAGCTGGTGCTGGATACGGTGGTATTGTATCTTCTATGAACGACTACCCCGTAGAAGAGCAAATATATGAAACATTAATGGGTGTATTTTTCAGTGTTAATGCTAGACCTTCGTGGCAAAGTAGAGCTACTAAAGATATAAATCTTCATGCAAATCGTTTTGATAGAACTAAGTCTGTAAAAGAACAAGTAGAAATATTAAAAAGAGAGGAGTTCTTTACATCTGAATCTAAAGACTATCAACTATACTGGGTTAATCACTTTGAAGCTATAAGACAACAGCAATTAACTAGTAAAGAAATTATTAGCGATGAAATGGGTTTGCAAATTTTAAAAATGGTTAAAAAATTACAAAAAAGTGGTAAGATTACTCAAGAAGAAATCAAACTTGCATTAAAAGGTAAGAGTAAAGAAGAAGGTAAACTTGGTTTATTACAGTCATTAGTAGCTTTAAAAGAAAAAATTACTCATGATGACTATACGCCTAATATAGACATACTTCCTTATAAACCTTCTCAAAACATAGATTTAACTATCTTAACAGGAGAAAATAGTTTTAAGCATAACTTAACCCCAGGTAATGAAGTTGACTTTCCTGTACATAGTTTAACTGAACTATCAAAGCGTGTTGCAGATACAGTAGGCTACGACATAACACAAGAAACTTTCTTTCGAGATATAATTGGAACATTCAATCGTGTAAAGAAGAAAAGTTTCTTTAAAGATAGTAGAGGCGTTAAACATATAGATATAGATAAATTTGTAGCTTCTGTAAAAAGAAAATATCCTTTAACTAAATTTACCCCAAATGATATAAAGGAAGCTAGAAGAGTAGGTCTTAGGTTTGATAATTACAGACCTGTTATAAATGATTTTGTTATAGATTTTACCGATCCTATAAAAAAAGGTGATGAAAAAAAACTAGGTAATGCTAGAATAATTCCACCTGTTGATCCTAAAGGTAATACTTTAGGAAAATTAACTTCAGGTAGAAGAGATGATTTTAAAGGATTTACTAATATGGGAGCTAAAAGCATAAGCTATATGGTTGTTACTCAAGGTGGGAAACCCGTGTATGTATCACCTTTTGCTAGAAAAACTACCTATATAAAAGGAAAACCTGTTGTTGAGCCGTATGTATCCGAAAAAGATTGGTATGCTTTTGAAAATGACTTAAATGCAAATAGAGAATTTATATATGGAGCTATAGCTGATACTGGTAGAGTTGAAATTAGAAGTTTCCCATGGTCTCCTGAAGGTAAAAAAGGACATTGGACTGACGCAAACATAGCAGATGTTTATAATACTATTGTTAGGGAAGCTATAAAAACAGATGTAGGTAAAGATTGGTATAAAAATAGCGTTAAGGGTACTGCTAATTTAAAAACAAAAGTTAATACAGTTGCTACGATGATATATAGAATGCGTGATATGGGTATAATAGAAAATAATAAACAATTAGATCCTAGTAGAATAACAACATTTAAAAAATACATTGCTAAGTACTTACAAGCTGAACGTACTGGTGACTATCAAAGTCCTGCTAAGTTTCAAAAGTATTTAAATCAAATAGACAAAGCTGAAATACCATTTTTAGATGGTACTAGATTAGGTTTACCTGATAATGACATGAATGGTATTCTATTAGAAGACTTAAACTCTGGAATTCGTGCATCAGAAACTGATGGTACTATAATATTAAATGCTACAATATTTGATAAGTTAGTTAGGTATATGGGTAATGATGCTTCTTCTGGTATGTCTAAGGGTACCTTATATTCTAAGCCTTTAAAGACGTCTGAAGGGGCGAGAAATGACGCAGGGAATAGAAGTTTAATTATAGGTAAGTTTGCTTACGCAAGAGCCGATAAAGCTGATATGAAATACATGACTAAAGAAAATCTTCAATTTATGATGTATACTTCTGCTGCTAAACACAAATACGGCTTAGAAACAAATCTCTTAAATGCTGAAATGTATGATGCTAGTAAAAAAACTATAGATCAAGAAGGTATATACCCCGACGCTCCTAATAAGTTTAAAGTTCAGACAAAAGATTTTAATTGGAACATAGATGTTCGTGAAAAAATAAACGTTACTGGTAAATTAAATATTATGCAACAAATGTTTTTAAATGCAAATAGTGTTCAGTTTGATCCATCAACAGACATTGGTAGAAAGTTTCATGATAGTTGGGTAGAGTTGATGGATTCTGGTATAAAGGGAGATATTAAAGTAACTAAAGAAGCTATTAAAAGATTAGGTCAAAAAAAGCATAAAGGTAAAAAGCTTAAAGGTGGTAGAGATTTAGAAGGATTAGATATAGATCAAATTGATATTGCTACCATTGATAAAATTATGACTACAAGAACTAAAAGTGAAGCATTTAGAAGCATATTAAAGCATTTATATTTTGAAAACAAGCATGGTCAATTCTTAGATTCAGAACAAAGCGAGTTTAAAAGAGTAACAGAACGACATGTTGGGCAACATTTAGCAGATGCTAATTGGTCTTGGGCTGCTTTACAATCTAGAGGTACTTCAGAGTTTGTACAAAAAACTTTAAGAAATTATATAATGTCACGTATCATAAGACCAAAAGTAAGTAATAGTTATGCAGTAATTTTAGGACCTTACGATTGGAAATACTCTTTAAGAAAACAAAAATATAGTAGTGCTGAAAAAGGATTAGCAGATGATGAGTTTATGCTATGGTCTGGTGCTAAACAAATGAAAGTAAAGGATCCTGACACTGGTAAGAACATAAGATTGGATACATGGTGGATGACCATGAAAGACGTATTAAGTTTAAATATGAGTAATACAAGAGTTGCAGATATGTCAGCAGAACAATTGAATGCATGGAGGGATTCTCAATATGCTATTATAAATCGTTCACCTGTTATGACAGCTGGAAATATGAGAGCATTAAAATTTGTTGGATTTGCTGGTGGAAAAGGTGGTAAAGGTTTTTCATTAATTACAAATTCTCGTAACGATAATATGATGGGTGGTGCTGACAAAGACATTGATTCTGCTCACTTGTCATGGGGTATGCCTGAAGGAATAAAAAAAGGTTATAGACAAGATCACGTTCAATATGAGTTTGCAAAAGATTGGAAAAACCCTGTTGAAGATTATGAATTGAAAGACGATAAATTTATTAGAGGCGTAGTTGATATGGAATTAGCTGGTAGTGATCCTTATGGAATACTTTCTTTTAGTAATAAGTTAAAGGCTGCAGACTCTGCTACTTACGGTAAAGATTCTATTGGTATTATATTTAATGGGTTTACACAAATAAAACAAATAACAGATTTACACTTACAGTCTAGAAAAGATTTATCTCAAAATCAAAAGCTTGAAATATGGCAAGAAATAGCTAGAATGAATGCTGCTATTGGTAATAGATATATCGACGCTGCAGAAACTACAAAATTAGAAGATGCTCATGCAGTTATGAAAAAAGTAAGAAAACATTTTACTAATTCTTATGATATACCATTAGACAATGCTACTGTAAGAAAATTTAATGACTTTCATAATGCTACTATTAAAGCTAGATTAAAGAAAAAAGGACCTACTTACGAGCAAATTTCAGAAGAAATGCTTGACTTACATGGAGATTTAGACACTATGGCAAGTAAAATAGCATCATATACAAAAAATTTAAACTTAACTATAGATCCATTGGTTGGGTTAGAAAAAGACAATGTGTTTCAAATAGTAGCAATGCTTAATGAAGCGTTGGCAAAAGATCCTTACGCTAGAGCATTTGGAATAGAAAATGATAGTTACTTTAAAAATTTATTTTTTAATCCTAAAACTTTAATAAAATCAGAAGAAGAAGCCATAAAAGATCATCCTCATTTTTTGTATAATAAAATGGCTACAATAAGAGTAGTAAAGGCTGTAGAAGAAACCTATAAGTTTTTTGATGAACCACATAAAGTTCTAGGTGATAACGTAACTAAAGAAAAAACTATAGCTGAAGCATTAGAAGACCACTATGGTATGAAAAGAAATGTGTTAGATAGTTTTGTACACCAACTTATACATACAGCACAACAACAAAAATTTATGTTTAGTGGTCAAGCTAATGCTAAATTAAAAAAGTTTGGAGCTAATTCAAAAAATGATCCTAATCAAATGACTTATCCAGAAACAGTTCTAATGAGTAAGAAGTATTTAAAGCAAGCATTAACAGATTTTTATGCTAAGAAAACAATTAAACAAAGTAAAGGTACAATACCAAAAAGTCATAAAGACCTTATTAATAGAGAGGTTGAGAAGCTATTTGAATACTGGCATGAAGCTAGTCCATTTATGGAGCTTAACTATAATACTATGCCTGAAATACAAAGAGCTGCATTTGAAAAAAGAAAAAAACAATGGATTAGTGTGAAAGATAGGTTAGAAAATTTAGTAAAATGGAAGAATGGAATAAAGGCTAGAGGAGAACAACGTGAAAATAAGTGGAGCGATGATGATGCTGGAGAATACTATAAGTTAAGAGAAAAGTTAGGTAGGTATGAGTATGAAGCTAGAAACTTTCAACCTAAGGGTCAAAACAATATGATGCGTAATGCAGCTATATCTCGAGAAGTAAAAAGAGATATTTATGCATTTGAAGAAAAAATACTTTCAACATTACAAGGCGGTACTGGAAAAAGCAGATCTAAAAGATTGTTTTCTATAACAACACTTGAAAAACCAAAACCTTTTAGTGATAAAGATGGCCCTGGTACTTTAGTAGATGTTGATATTAAATTTAGTGGAAAATTTGCTACAGATTTACTAGATTGGGAAGCATTAGGTAGTGCAGCTAACTTTAAAAAAGAAATTGCTTCTCAAATAAAATCAAAAGAAAAGATAATAAGTAAGTATAAAATGACACCCGAGGCTCTTACTCATGAACTAGATAGAATGGGTGATATTGTTACGAGAATGGTTAAGCATGGACAGACATCACACGTAATGGATCTTACTGGTATCTACTTAAAAGCATTTGAAAAATTAGATGTTGTATCTAAGCAAGGTATAGAAGAAGTAGATTACAATCACTTAAGAATATTTAGTAACATATTAGAGAATCGTTATTTAGATGGATGGAAAGAGTGGGGTGCTAGAAAAACTATACATAGAAAACTAATAAAAGAAATTAGTGTATTAGAAAAAGAACATGGTTCAAAATTAATGCCACCTGAATTTGATACAGACTTACTATTTCCATCAGAAGTAAGTAAGATACTAGAAAAAGTGGAAAAAGTATACACCCTAGGTACTGCTCAAGTTGTTAAAGATGGTATTTTTACGGAAGTGGGTATAAGATATCCTACTGGTACTTCTTCTAGTATTGCAACATCTATTGGTAGATCACACACAGCTGGTATTACTTTATTTGCAGCACTAGAAGAAGAGTTTAATGCTAGGTTGGATTATATAAGAGCAGAAAATTATAAGGACTATAAAAAAATACAACCAGTAGTAGAATCTTTAGCAGCCTTTGAAAGACAAATGGGATTAAAAGGTAATGAAGCAGTTAGAGAAGAAGGACCTAGACCTAAAGAAGCAGATCGGTCTATAGCTAATTTAAGAAAGAATATATTGAAGTATAGAAAGCTTTTAAATGATATAGATTCTGATTTCAAAATTAGAATTGTTGAAAGAGGTACTGATAAGAAATTTGATTATACTCCTAGAGATATGGTAGAACATATTAAAGATATACAAACTAAGATTATGACAGATGCATACAATGTTTTATTTACTAGTAATCATGTAGTTCTAAAAACTATGTTAAGTGGAAAGCAGTTAGTTCAAGGTAATTTCCGTGGCGGTGTATTTGATTTTAATAAATTTTACAATGTTTCTGCTAAGGATAGAATTTCAACAGAGTCACCTCAATATATGCATCAAGCTATGTCTGAAATGTTTATGGATAAACATGGAGTTATTCAACCAGATAGATTAATGTTTATAGAAAGTGTAAACTTAAATGATAGAAGATTAGCACAAGGAAAAGAGGTTGTTAGAAAGCATTTTCACGCTGAAGATTTAACTTGGGCTGAATTTCAATTAGATATCTTAGATATGGCAACAGAAACTTTTGGTACAATATTAAAAGATGGTAGCGTTGGTTTAGACTATGCTAAATTAAAAAGAACTCAATCGGATACAAAAATGAATGTAACTAAATATGAAGAATTACAAACATTTATTAGAGAAACAAACTTATCTAAAGTAGCAGACACTGAAATTGGTTTTATTGGACAAGAAGATGTAGATGGTGTAAGATTTAGTACTAAATATCACCCATTAGCACACCCTAATACTAAAGAGCATATAAAATTTATACAAAATGAACATATACCTAGAGAGACTTTACGTTTCTTTGGTAAGCTTCAGAACATTAAAACACGAGAGTACTATACAGAATTTAATGAAATAGATATTGAAGCATTTAAAAGAGGTGAAGTAGTAGGTAGATATGATAGCAAACTTGGACTAACAGAAAGTCAATTAATGCAAGAAAGTTCCGAGATTTCTAGATCAGTAGAACAAGGATATCTGACAATAGAACAAGCTGCTAAAAGATTATACGATAATATGGTAAATAAACTTGTAAATAATCCAGAACAATATAATAATGTTTTTTACGATCAAGTTGCTTTTGATAGAGTTTCTCGATTATCTACAAGAAGAGGTGCACTTTCGTCTCCAGGAG